GGTAAGCACTTTGGATGGTCGGACAACTTCGCAGTGTCGTTCTTTAGATGGTCAGATTTTCCAAGAAAACCCAACAAGGAAAGGTCCAAGACCTCCGCTACACATAAATTGTAGAAGTACGGTTGTTGCAGTGCCAGATGCACGGTTTGCATTTTTAGAAGATAACGCTACTCGTTCGGCAAGAAAATACACTGCTAAGTCCGAGCCAAACTCTAAAGGAAAAGTTGTCTCAGTACCTGCTGACCAAACTTATTACTCATGGCTAAAAAGCCAACCTAAAAACTTTCAAGAGTCTGTTATTGGACCACAAAGAACGAAATTGCTAAACGATGGCGGTTTAACTGCTGAAAAGTTTGCCAAATTACAGCTAAACAATAATTTCAAACCAATAACTTTAGAAGAAATGAAGAAATTAGAACCACTAGCATTTGAAAAGGCGGGATTGGACTAGCATTGACATAAAAGTTTTGCAAGTTACAATGACGGAATCGTAAGCAGGGCTTACTTTAATCACAGGGTGATATAATGATTGAGTTTAAGTTAGATAGTTTAGAAAACATTGACGAAACCTTACAAGGGCTTTATGAGCAAACAGATACTGGGTATCAGCTTAAAGTTACAGGCATTCCTGAGCCAGAGAAAGAAGATTTAAGTGGCCTCAAGAATAAAGTTGATGAATTGTTGCGAGAAAAGAAAGCAGCATCTCAGAAAGCGCGGGAAGCAGCGGAAGAAGCAGACGCAGCAAGACTTGAAGCAGCAAAGAAAGGCAATGATACAGAGGCTCTAGATAAATCTTGGCAAGAGAAGTTTAACGCTAGGGAAGTAGAGCTAAAGAAAGAGCTAGACGAATTGTCAGGAACGCTTGTCAAACTAACAAGTGGTCAAACGGCAACTAAGATAGCGGCAGAAATCGCAGTACAAGGTTCGGCAGATGTTTTATTGCCACACCTAGAAAGGCGATTAAGAACAGAATTTAGAGACGGCAGTCCTGTTACTGTTGTTCTCGATAAAGATGGTAAGCCGTCAGCGATGTCCATTGATGAGCTTAAAGCAGAATTCCAGAATAGCGCAGCTTTTGCTCCGTTAATTGTGGGAACAAAAGCCAACGGCGCAGGGCGTACAGGTGGCAATGAATCTAGCGGGGCTGGAGTCAATGAAGTGAGTCGGTCGGAGTTTGACCGAATGAACCAAGCGCAACGCGCAAACTTCGCCAAAAACGGCGGTAAACTTAAAGACGATTAAAGGTAATCTCTCATGGCTAATGTTCTAACTGACTTAGCGGCAGACATCTACAAGGCGGCAGACATTGTTGGCCGTGAGCTTGTTGGTGTTATCCCTTCAGCAACAATTAACTCAGACGCAACTGCTCGTGCGGCACAGGGCGATACTATCCGCTCTTTCGCTACTCGTAATGCGACTGTTACAACCGTTTCACCTTCAATGACTATCCCTGAAGGTACAGACCAAACTGTAGACAATAAGACAATGGCTCTTAGCACTACAGCATCTGTACAGATTCCGTGGACAGGCGAAGACTTTGCGGAAGTTGCTGAGATTCGCCAGATTCTCGTAGATAACGGTATGCCTTCAAATGACGGTATGGCTTCTATTGTAATGAACAGCGTTGCGGGTACTAACCTGCGTCAGCTCGCTTCACTACAGTCAGTCAATACTGCGGGTTCTAGCGACCTGCTCCGTCAAGGCACTTTGCTCGACCTCCAAGGCTTAATGATTAAAGAGTCTGCGGGTATTGCAAGCCACACCAAAGGCACTGGCGCAAGCTACATCACTGACGGCACTTACGCTGTTGGCGCTACTGCAATTACAGTTGACGGCGGTACTGGTACTATTCTCGCAGGTGATGTAATCACTTTCGCGGGTGATACTAACAAGTATGTCGTAACTGGCGCTCTTTCAGGTGGTGTTGTAACTATCGGTGCTACTGGTCTACGCGAAACTCTCGCTGATGGCGTTGCTCTGACTGTTGGCGATAGCTCTACTGCTAACATCGCTTTCCATAAAGCGGCTGTTGAAATCGGTATGCGTCCAATGGCACAGCCTGCCGGCGGTGACGCTGCGGTTGACCGTCTGACAGTACAAGACCCAGTTAGCGGTCTGGTATTTGAAGTAGCTGCATACAAAGGCTACAACAAGGCAATGTTTGATGTGTCTTGCTTGTACGGCTACAAAGTATGGAAGCCTGACTTCGCTGCTGTACTTCTCGGCTAAACGGAACGGGGGGCTTCGGCTCCCCTTTTCCCTTTCTGGGGTTATCATGGCAAAAGATTCAAGACTCACTCGTTTAGGTTTGGATAAGTACAACCAACCAAAGCGCACTCCTAATCATCCGACCAAATCTCATGTTGTTGTCGCTAAAGAAGGCGATGAAATAAAAACGATTCGCTTCGGACAACAGGGAGTTTCAGGTTCACCTAAACGCGCTAACGAAAGTAAAGCTGATGCTGCTCGCAGGGCTTCGTTTCAGGCAAGACACGCTGAAAACATAAAAAAAGGTAAGATGAGCGGCGCGTATTGGTCAAATAAAGTTAAGTGGTGATTTTATGTACAACAAAGGCAAGAAAAAGAAGCCGAAAGGCAAGTAGGGATATTAAATGGCTACCTTGATTGTTGAAAATGGCTCTATTATCGCAGGTGCTAACACCTATGTGACTATAGCTGAATACACAGCCTACGCTGAAGGCTTTGGCGTTACGGTTGAAGATACTAATGCTTTCAGAATACAGCTAATCAAAGCTGCCCAATATATCGCTAGTAAAGAATCTCAGTTAATGGGTGATATGGTAGAGCGTTATCAGCCGCTATCTTATCCACGAAACAATCTGACCGACTTGGATAACTTCAGTTGGCAGAATAACGAAATACCTACACTGGTGAAAAATTGCCAGATGTCGCTCGCACTAGACATACAAGCGGGTGAAGATTTATATAACCTTTCACAATCTGGCTCGGTAGGCATTAAGAGTGAAGAAGTGAAAGGCGCAGTTAAGGTTGAATATGCTGTAGCTGATAGCCAACGCATCGCTAGACATTCACGCAGCCAATCATTGCTAGCTGCTCTTATGATTCGTGGCGGTCTTGGTATTCCGTTGGTGATGGGCTAATGAGCGAAGCCTTCTATAACAGCATGGCGGCGACAGCTTCTAAGCTGATTACAAAGTTTGGCGCTGTAGGTGAGATTAAACGCACCACAGGAGACTCTATAGACCCCGTGACAGGCACTGTAACTGCGGGTACTACGGTTATCTATAGCCCAAATACAATCGTTCAGAAGTACGCTGACGAGCTTGTAGATGGTACTAGGATATTAAGCAGTGACCGAATGATTATTTTAGATAATACTATTGAGCCTGTTTCTACTGATACTATAACCATTCGTGGTGCAAACTGGTCAATCGTATCAATCAAAGAGTCTAATCCTGCGGGTGTTCCGTTGGTTTATTTTGTACAGGCTAGACGATGATAATCAAAAACGCAGACGATATAGCCAAACGCGCTAACTCTACAGTCGATGAATTTGTTAGACAAACATGGATATCATTATTTAGTGGAACTATTCGTGATACTCGCGTTGATACAGGTCGAATGAGAGATAACTGGCAGTGTACAGTTGGTTCTGCTGCTAAAGGTACTGTACCAATTTCTAGTGAAGCTGAAACCATATCTAATATGAAAAATAATATTGGCGGTGCAGGTGATACAACCTATCTGACTAACAATGTCCCTTATGTTGGAGTCTGGGAAGAGCGCGATGGAATGGTCGCTAAAAACATTGCCAGAATAGAAACAAATATTAGGAAGTTTGCAAAATGAGCATAAAAATTGACCAAGCATTCGTGCAGTCTTTTGTAGATGGCTCTTTTAGCATTCCAGTTAATTACGAAAATATGCCTTACACACCTGTATCGGGTACAGCGTATGCGGAGCTTATAAACATACCAAACCCTATAGATTCTATGACTCTCTCTGATATGAACGAGACAAGTGGAATTTTTAGAGTTATCTTGCGCTATCCTATAGACGGCGGGGCGATTGCTCCAAAGACTAAAGCAGAGGAAATTATGGCGCATTACCCAATTGGGAGTAGCGTTGCATATTCTGGACAATCTGCGACAATACGCTCAGTAAGCCGCCAAGCAGGAACCGTAATGGAAGCTTGGTACACAATTGTCGTTTCGATACGATATATTTCATTTATAACGAGGTGATTTATGCCTGATACAGTACAGACCCTTGTCGAAACCACGATTGGTGTTTCGGCTTCTTTACCCGCAACTTTTGATGACGCAGGTTATGGCGCTCTTACTTTTACTACTGTTGGTCAAGTAACTGATTGGACTCCTGGTGGTCAAGTGTACAATGTTGTAACGAGCAACCCTATTGCTCAACGCAGCACTGATAAGTACAAAGGTACTTTCAATAACGGCGCAGATTCAATTACGGTAAACCGTGATGATGACGATGCCGGACAAGTTCTTGTTCTCGCAGCTCTAGCAGCGGATACAGATTATTCTTTCGAGGTTACATACCGAGACGGAACAATTGACTATTTCACTGGTAAGGTTGTTTCTTTTGACACTGTCGCTGGGGGCGCAGACTCAATAGTTCAAAGGACTATTAGTTTGGAGCGCACTCGTTCGACAGTTACTGCATAAGGTAGCTCAGAATGGATTTAGCGCAATTTGATTTGAAAGAAGCTGCGAACAGCGGCATTAGTGTTGACCTTGCTCACCCTATAACAGGTGAGACGCTTGAAGACGATAAAGGCAAAAGTATTAGCATTAAAATACTTGGGCGTGATTCGGCTAAATGGCAACAGGCTCAAAAACGAAATGCCGCAAAAAACGCAAACAAGTATCGCAATGGCAAAGTGCCTGACGCTGAAGTCGAACGACAAGTTCGTGATTTATTAGCTGAATGCACAGTGTCTTGGTCGGGCATTGTATACAACGAAGAAGCTCTAAAGTGCAGTAAAGAGAATGCTTTGATGATATACGAAAAACGGTCATGGATTGCGGAGCAAATGTTGGAAGCTGCTGCTGATAGGGCTAACTACATTTTTACTTAAGCCAGCTACTTGAAGATTATGTTCGCTACTGGGCTTGGCTCACTACGAACCAGAAAGGCGCTACGAAGGCACGAATTGAGTCGATTGTTGACCCAATTATGCCCGACATAGCGCCTTTTTCTTATGTCATAGACTTGCTTGCACAAATTGGACCGAGCGAAGTTACATGGCAGGAAATCAGTAGTTGGTGTGCGTTAACTGGAATAGAATTAAGCGTGTGGGAAAGTCACACATTAAAAAGGCTTTCATCAATTTATACTTCTTGTGCTAGTAGATACCATGACAGTACATCGGTAGCACCTTACAAGCATATTGAAGCAGCTACGATAGATGACGATGCTATTAAACAAGCATTACGGACAGGTAGTTTTAGGAAATAATTATGGCAACTGATTTATATAC